AGTTGAACTTGGGGTTGGAGTTAAAGTAGGTGTGTGTGATGGTGTGTTGGTTGGTGTGGTCGTCATCGTTGGTGTGATGGACGGAGTAATACTTGGAGTTGGTGTGTTAGAAGGAGTTGTGGTTGGTGTAATAAAAGGTTGTTGGCAAGCTTCCTCTTCTTCACTTACATAAATAACTTGTGAGAAATCCTCATCATTAGAAATATAAGGTTCAAAGAAACACTCTTGGGTATTATCATCACCGATGATTACCCACGCTCTACCACTCTCCAATTTATTATAGGCTAATGAAATATCAGTTGATCCACTTGTAATGTTCTCATAGATCGAGTAATAATACTGACCCAAGTATTCAAGATTTACTTGTGGTGGAACAACAGAAAGATTTGTTGTCGGTGCTTCTACGAACCTAAACTTATCATAACGGACATTACTTGTGATTACCTGTGGGTAAAAACTTGTCCTCTCTTTTGACGCTATATGTTGGAACGAAAAAAGGTAATAAGGATTAGGTAGTGTCTTATTCATAGACACAGTCGCTATTAAATTATTGGTTTGGCTTTTCCTTATTATCAACATATTCGCTTACGATATAATGTGCGTCAAGTTTATTATCAATCAATATAAATAAAATATCCATTATATGATTTGATTAGTTCCACAAACAGATATACCTGTTGGTAATTGAATTATATTTTCCACTTGTTGTGGTGTTAGACAATCTGTAAGTTGGTCTGTATCAACTTTAACAACATAACCCCAAAACTCCGTATAAGCACTTGATCCGTCCAAAGAACATAATGCTATTGCTCCATCCTGCCAAGTTGTAGTTTCACCAGCAGGAAATCCCAAACAATCGTCTATTTGGTTGATAAGATCTAATGCCTGCTGAACCTCTTGTTCGTTATATTTAATCCATCCTTTCATATTAGTAGGTTAAACCCCATTTAGTTTTTAAGTAGTTATACAGATTAGTTTTTTCTGTTGAGGTGAGTTCTCTTCTTAACATTATAATCTCACCTACTTCACCATTTTTAGCACCGACAGTTCCATCTTCATTTAATAACCAAGATGTAGCGGCAGGGAATATATTTTGATGATATCCTGATTGAGTTATAGTCAATCCAGTAGCATTCATTTCAATATAAGCAGTAGCACTCGCACCTGTTGTAGAAAGATATTGTAAATATGTTTGTCCTGTATATGTAAGTGTGTTAGGATTTGATACCGTATATGAAGCAGGAACAGAAACAAATTGTCGTAATACTGTATTGGTAGATGTATCCATCCAATATGGACTATACGCACTACCACCCCAAGTAAATCTTGAAGGTTGCATTTGTGGTGTTCCATCACCAAGTTTTCTTCCTATTACATAAACAATAGTCCAAGAGAAACCTGATAGGGTTGCCACACCACTTAACCAATCGTTAGATACCGTTGCGGCTGAAATAGTTAAACCTGTAAATACAGTAGATACTTTAATTTGAGGTTGATTACCTGCTGTCGTTTGAGTATAGGCAGTTAAAGCAACATCCGTCCCTTTGTTATTTATTCTTTCAAGGAATGAATTACTACCTGATGTTCTAATAGTCATACTTGAACTATCACTAAAATCCACCCAAATATCAGGGGATAAAGATGATGGATTAAATGGTGGTGGAGTTGCGCTTGGAGTAGGTGTGTTCGTAGGAGTGGCAGTATTGGTAGGTGTGATAGTTTGTGTTAGTGTTGGCGTGTTTGATGCTGTCGGTGTGGGGGTAGGAACAGGAGAAGCCCATTCATCATATCTCCACTTGTCCTTCAAATATAATTCAACTTGTTCTACCTGACTATCAGTCAATACAGTATCGTAATACATAACTTCACATAACTCAACACCCATATTTGTATAATTGATAGTTCCACCTGTTGTGATTGTAGTTATACCAATAGTAAATGAGTTGATTTGAGGTGTCGTTGTTGTTCCTGTGAATACCGTTGTGTTTGTTCCTGCTGATTGGTTTAATTCCCAAGTTGCGAATTGACCGGCAGTAAATGGTGTTCTTGTTTGGAATATGTATTTGTCGTTTAATCCTGCTGCTGAATATGATGGGACAGAAAAATTACTTATGCTAAATCCAGATGGTATTGTTCCGTATATTTGTTGTGATTGAATAGCAGCTGTTATATTTAACAACTGACTATCCATAGCGGTTTGTTGAATAGGGTTGTTGATAGCTAAACTACCATTAGTCAAACCTGAATAAATACGAATTGTCGATGGTGATGTGGTATAATTCGATCCCAAAGGTTTAGCCCATACTTGGAATATAGTTGAACCAGTATGTCCTATTGGTGTGTTATTAAACGATTGTAAAGCGTCCCTTGATGTTGTTGTTGCGTTCTGTGTAAATCTCACACAACTTGGATTACCTGGCATTAAAGTTGAAGCACTTAATACTGGCATAGTGTCCGTATTAGTTCCACTTAAAGACCAAGTAGTAGTTCCTTTGGATTGCCAAGAAGATACATAGTTTGTTCCACCTGAATTGATAAGAGTTAAAGTTGAACTATCAGTTGCGTCATACCAAAGGGTAGGATTAAGTGGTAATGGATAAGGTGTAGAACTCGGTGTTGGTGTGAAAGTTGGTGTGATACTTGGAGTTGGAGTGCTCGTTTGTGTTTGTGTTTGGGTAATAGTCGGAGTGGGAGTGGGGCTCACATCAGGTGATCCTCCCTGTGGAACAACTCCTCCTTGTTGAACCGCATTTTCATATCCATCAACTCTTCTGAATACCGATCTCTTTGCGTCCCAACTATCAAACGCGTTCGCGTTCAAAGGAGTTTTAGTTTTCCCTTCAACTTGTTTTTGAGGTGAGAAATAGGTTTTTTGTTTTCCTAAAACTCCCCATACTCTTTTGTCTATATTTTTACCCATAATTTTTTGAGTGGCTAAATAAGGGAATGTTCCATGTGGAACATTCCCATTATTATTATTTTTAACAAGGACAACTTGATAAAGACAGTCCTACTAAAGTAGATTGTAAAGAACCCGCCAACATTTTCGCAGGTTGTTTCTCAAATCCCTCTAATACAACTGTATATCCGTAGCGATCTGCAAATGCAGTTCCACTCTCCGCAGTTCCTGTTTGTAGAGCGAGGCCAAAATCCTCACCCAAATAGAATATATCACCTTCATTTGTCTCAACAAATACCTTTAAGTTGGTATTTTGAGCCAAGAGTTTAATTTGGTTTCGTGTAGATTGTTGTAATTTCAAGAAAACAAGATTTACAACTTGATTATACACGACAGTTCCATTTTCTAAACTCGCTTGGATTGTCTCAACAAAGTTAGATGTATTCTTTTCAACTTGGAACTGATATACAGTTCCTCCAGTAGCACCTACTGTAAGGATTTCTTGGTCTCCGTTTTCTGTTGTTCCGGTTACGCAACCAGCAACCACATAAGCGGTTTTAATACCACCCACCGCGTCGCGGCATCCTTTACATATATTACTACTCGTAAAACAAGATGAAAAACTCATAACTTTTGTTTTTTAATTTTTTGACTTTCAAAGTCCGTTTATTTATGTTAAACCATTTGTGATAACGAAGTTCGGCCACGCAATCTGCACGCCAATTTTAAAATTGGAGCGGAGGCGCACCTCGTCAAAATCAACAGAATAAAACATCTTAAGGTTATCCATGTCGCTCATAAGATCCACACCTGCAACTAAATAGCCAGCGGGTGCTAACATGATAAGGTTAGAGTTTAATAAACCTCCTACTGGATGAACTAAAATGTTCGTAGCTGGATGGAATGTCTTGAACTCTTCATAAGATCCTTCAGGATTGAAGTGGTAATAATTCGCTGTTCGATAATTTATCAAATATTTTCTATATGCAGCGTGCGACATAAACACAACCCAGTCAGTTCTATTTACAACATCGTCAGGGATTGCTTCGATCAAGTTATCGATTTGAGATAACGCTGTAGTTGATGAAAGTGGAGTTTGACCGGACACAACGATACCACCTGTTGCGGTTGTTGTTCCTGTTCCTACTCTTGCTACTAATTCTTTGAAACCAGAGAAACAAGTTGTCGCTGAAGACGCACCCCAAATCTGATTTTCCACATATTGACTAATTTGAGCTACTTTCAATTCCGAAATCTGCTGCTCAAATGGCACGCTTTCAGGCGTGCTGCCCGGCGTCAATAGCTGCCCGAGCCAATAATTATTCAAGTCCGCTGGACACAGCGTTTCGTTAATTTTATACTGACACACGGTAATATCGCGTTGAGTATAGATTGTTGATCCGCTTGGAGACCAACCACAAGTTCCATCTTGAACTTCAAGATTTGAATTAAGCAGATTGATCGCTTGCGAACCTTTAACCCCAGGCTGCACCTTAATCAACTTAATTGTTTCACTTTCCAAAATTGCACGTCTAATCAATTCGCCACCAACTTCATCTGTGTAAGTAGATAAAGATGATAAATTGAAATTAAAGTCGTATTTTTTGTTTGCCATAACTTTTAATTTTTGTTTTTTTTTTAATTTATTTTTTAGAACCTTGCCTGATTGAAACTAATTGAGAGATGTAATCATCTTTCGCTTGGTTTAATTCAGTTTGGATTTGGTTTTTACCCATTCTTAAAGGTTCTCCCGCTGGTTCTTTAGCGAACTTGGATACCTTCTTTTTCATTTCTTCTTGGTCTGCAACAACAGCGTCGATCTTATCTTTGATCTCACCTAATACAGCCATAATTTCCTTTTTGAAACCTTCCATATTGTCGTTTCCTTGAGATAAACTTGGAGTAGTCATTCCCATTTCTTCTTCAACTTCTTCCATTTCTGGTTCAGGAAGTTCAACATTTTCTCTTTCTGTGATTTTTCCGTCTTTAGTGATAATCTTGATTAGAACTTCTTTACCTTCACTATCTTTAAGTGATAGTTCGTGCGTCCCATCGGGCGCTGGTTGTTCTGCTCCATCAGGACTAACAATTTTAACCGACATCGAATGTTGGGGATTTTACTACTGTGCCATCTTTTAGCATCGCTTCTACGAAGTTTTGTTTTTGTTCCATATTGTCGTAATTTATTTTTTGGACTAATCCGTCCTTGATTGTTATTTTGGTTGTATCGTCAAGTTCAAACTCACCATCAGGTGCGGGGATCTGTCCGTCTTTATTTATAATATAAATAGGTTCTCCTACCATCAAATCACCTTCGGTAATGATTTCATTTCCGTTTTCTTTGATCTTATAGGAATTGAACTTATACAAACCAAGTAGTTTGTTTATTTTGCGTATAGCATCTTGGTAATTCATCATACAAATTGTTTTAGTATGTCTTTGATTTTATCAAGTGTTTCGGTGGTGTCTTTATTGAACTTCGCTTTCTCAAGGAAATAACCTTGAACTGAAAATCCATTTAACTTACCATCTTTAACTTTTTTCCAAATAGCATCGTCTAATATCTTGATGGATACCATCCAGGTGCCACGCGGATAATTCATACCGAATACTTGTTGTTTATCGTGTTGTGGATCATCAACAATCCAACTTTCAACCACAGATACTCCATTAAGGAACTTTCTACCGTGTTCTATATTTGTTTTGTCTAATAACTTTTCCAACATGAACTTCTGTTGAAGTTTCTTGATTGTCTCTTCGGTAAAATATACATAATAGATTTCACCAGTTATTTCATTTCTCCTGATAATCATTTTATCAGGGATCATCGCAGGGCCTACAACCATCTTCTCTTCCATAGAAAACACAGAAAAACTCATCTCGTTTCTAATGGACTTTAATTTGTCTGCAGCCCAATTTATTCCTGTTGTTCCACCCCAACCTAACCACGCAACATAACCCTTGTCTTTCCAAGGTGTATCTTTGTATTCAGGTGATACTTCACTATTTTTTTTGTGTCTTTGGAAACCCGACATTCTGGCTATTGTTTCTTCACTAATCTTTTCACCCTTACATAATTGGTTGGCTCTGATCCAACCTACTTGGGTCATACCTTTAACTTCGTCCCCGTGTTCTTCTTTCCACTTGATGGCTTTACAAGCATTATTCTTTACTGATGATGGGTAATCATCGTAAGATTGGAACTCTTCCTTCATCATCTCTATTGCCATCTTTACAGGGACACAATTAGGATCTCCATTATCCTTGAGACCTATTGGTTCATATCCTTCCCAACAAGCATCTTCTAATCCAAAGTTTTCCATAGGATTATCACTACCACCTACATCATCAGGGTCTTCATCTTCGTCTGTGATATAACTTGTATCTTCCTTTGGGTGAGCTTTACACGGCATAAACAATTTCTTATCTCCGTAAGAATGTTGGTGTGATCCTTCACAACCAATCAACATAGCGATCGCTTCAGCGTCCTCTTGTTTCTCAAAAAGAGGTAGTGATGCTAATACAGGTTTTTTTACTGGTTTCTTAATTTGATCCACATACGGACTTAATGAAGATACATCAGGATTTGATGATGAGAAACCTGTTCTTGGTGGAGTATTACCTGCAGCGATTGTTGCTGTTGTTCTTGTATCAGGCCCTGGCATTCCGTCCTCATCTTCAACACCTTTATCGACACCATCGTTATTTACGATCCTTCCTGTTCTTTGATACATAAGTTGAACCCAACGATGGCGGCAGTTATATGAACCTCTCCATTCCATAATAGAATAACCTTGAGGGCCTACTTCATTTACAGAACGATTACTCATTTCCATAATGTCTTCGATACGGAACACTCTACGAGCAGCCATCATTTCAGCACAAAATGTTCTATTAAGTTCATCTTTTGGGCCTACATACTTATACCTAAATCTTACATCAGGAGTGTCTTGAGCTGATGGTAAATTGGGATTAGAGATTATTTGGAACTCTTGTTTTCCAACTGGTTTTACCGCAGTTATTTCCCAACCTTCTTTTTCAAGAAATCCTTGTGGTTCTCCGTAAGCGTGGAACATTTGGATTACTTGTGGTATTTCTTCATCAGCAAGAATATAGTGAGAACATTTCCCGTCCTCACAAGGTGTTTCTTGTTCTTGATTGAAATACTCAAAGTTTGCTTCGTGTGCTGGCATCTCTACCAACGCAATACCATCTAAACCCGCTTCTTCATCTCCGTCCTGAATTATAAGCTCAATAATTTTAGGGGTCATATACTAATAAAT